CCTAGAGTACGTGGACGATTGTGCAAATGGATACCCCAACCGTGGACGATTGTGCAAATGAGTTAGTGCAAACAAACCGTGGACGATAGTGCAAACGCAACTGGTAAAAACTGGAAGCTGGTCTAGAGGGCGCACGCGGTATGGCGAATGCAATGGCGAATGCAGCGGGATGCGCACGCGGTGCGGTACTCGCCACGCCCGGCACCCGGTGGCGCACGCTGCCGCCCGCATGTTGCACCAGCCCAGCCCAGCACCAGCACCGGCTCAAAAGTACACAATAGTACAAACAGAAAGAGACGATTATGCAAATACAAATAAAACAATTCATGCTATAATATAGACAGTGAAAGGGAGAAACAAAACCTTTCAAAATATGATGTGATGGGAGATAGGGAGAAATGACAATTAGATTTACAAAGTACCTAAAAGATGCGGCTGTTTTTAAGCCAATGGATGAACGTATTACAATAGAAGTAACGCCGGAAGATTTGAATTTAATTATTAGCGTAAGGGGCTTTAAGGAAACAACCAAACAGGGGCACTACTGGAAACGTACAGCCTATAACGAGGGTGAAGCTCTTGACATTATGAGTTGATAACAGCTTAATTAATGATTATAAAATGTCCGGTGGGAAACGAAACGTTTGAAAGGAGAGAACGAAAATGAACGAATGGTTTTGTACAGTATTCCCGAATGGTTCTGATGAAATGCCGCAGGATTTTGAAAGCTATGCAGAAGCGAAAGAATACGGTGACGAAATGTTTGGAGAAAGCAATTATACTATTGAAAGCCCGTAGGTCACGAGAGCAGAAAGGAGAATTGATTATAAATGTGTAATTGTAGATTTTGTTGCAGAGATGAAAATTTCGCGTATTTTGTAATTGGAGACACTGGAAAAGGTTCACGATTGCTTATGAGAAGTGGTGGCGACACGCCTTTGATAATTTTATCTGAAAAACGCAGCCAAAACAGATGGCATACATTGGCTGTTTACACTCCTAAATTTTGTCCAGAATGTGGAAGAAAGTTGGTGGATTACAATGAAACTTAACAGAGAACATATTGCATTTTTAAACGAGACAGCAAGAGTAGATTTTGACAGTGCCATGCAAATGATAGACGGTGTAAACATGCTATCAGAAGTTGAATATGGTTTTGTACACATGAACGATGGTGACTACAGGTTGGTTTACTGGGAAGATGGAATTTTAAAGGATGCTTATAAAAACTGTGAGGGTTAACAATGTACATAGATTTTGTAAACGCGCTTAGAACAATTGGAACAGGGTTAATATTATGCTCTTTAGCTGGAATAGTTGCCATAATTAAATCCGCGAATAATTGGAGGGATTTAAAATGATAGATATAGGTTTAACAAATGCGCTTGCGCAAATAAGAGATGCTCTGCATGAAATTTCTGATACCATAAAAGAGGCAAAAGAAACAGAAGATATGGTTAATAAATGCGAAAACTGCCCATATAAAACCTATTATGAACAGGGGTATGTTTAAAGTCAAAAACGGCAGAAATGCTTAAAAGGAGGGTTGACGATTTAATAAATGCTGTTTATAATATAACCACAAAATTAAAAGGAGATAATTAAAATGAAAGTAAAGATTTATGAGGGACGTATTTATAGCGTTATCAAGGAGAAAGACGGGAATTTCTGTGTTGAAACAATGGACGGTTTTTACAAGAATGATTCGGATTTCAAAAAGGCAATGAAAGCCAAGGGCGAAAAGTTTATCGGCATTGCAAATAAAGAGAAAGTTCACAACACTTATGAAATCAGCGCAGAAATCGTAAAAGAACACGGTACGCTTGTAACCGATTAATTTTAGAATAGGGGTAATTAAAATGGCTTATAAAAAGAAAGCAGAAACTAAAGAGCGTGTGGATTCAGTTTTTGACATTAAAGGAGAATTGATTTTCTGGGTAAAAACCAGCAGTAATGGGAAGCTTTACGCTTCCACTTCTGTTAAAAACAGTGATGGAGACAGAATGTTTTATTCTGTTTATTTCCGAAAAGATGTTGATTTGACTGACTTTGATGATGGCATGAATAAAATCAATGTAAAGTCCGGTTTTATTACATGCTCGAAAATTGGTGAAAGCGTCCGTCCGAAAATTATGGTTTTGGATTTTGAGTAAGAGAGAAACAGCGCCCCGGGTAACCGGGGCGCACTATTTAGAAAGTAGGTGTTAAAGATTGAAATACACCGCTGGGAACTTAAGAACAAGGGATATCGACAAAGAAATTCGTGCTTATAATAGACGTTTGCTACAACTACAATCGAAAAATGAAGCGTTTAAAATTCTGGATACGTTGACGCGCACAGAAGTAATGCGGGGGAGAACAGACGCAGAAATAGCGCGGGAACTGAACCGTTTACAAGAATTGGCAAAGCCCGAAAAGCAAAAAATGGTAAAATACAAAGCGGGTAGTAGTCTGGAAGTTCCGCTGTTTGTTCGAGAACAAGTTGAACGAGCCATTAAAAAAGCCAATAAGCAAACTACGAAAAGGTTTGAAATCCTGGAAGCACAGCGTAGGGGATCATTTTACACAATTGAACAGGAAAGTTTAAGACCCATTACAAAAGGAACAGGGCGCACATTGTTAGAAGTTAAAAAGAGATTGGAGACTGCACAAAATCGCGAACGCAGTGGTTATTTAACCTTTATGGATGAAAAATATAAAAGAAATTATATAAAGGCAATTCAAAACAACTTTGGTGCGGCCGGTGATAAGTTAGTTGATAGGATAAGTAAAATAAATGGCACAGCTTTTTATTTCGCAAGTCAAGACCCGTTCTATGGTTCGTATCTGGAGATTGAATATTCCTACGGCGAAGAAGCTATAAATGCTATGATAAACAAAATTGAAAATGCTTTGACGGTTTTAAATTTGTAATGTTTACAGCAGATTTTGAGACTACAACAGATAAAAATGACTGTAGGGTATGGGCTTGGGCCGTTTGCGAAATTGGTGTTGTGGATAACATAGTAATAGGTAATACTATTGATAGCTTTTTTGAAACATGTGAAGAAAGTGGGAATTTAATTTTATATTTTCATAACCTCAAATTTGACGGAGAATTTTGCATAAGCTATCTATTAAAGCATGGTTATGAATATGTCGAAAGTAAAAAATTGTACAATAAGCAATTCAATGCACTTATATCCGATATGGGCCAGTTTTATAAAATAAAGATACGGTTTGGGAATGGAAATAGTTTGGAGTTGCGCGATAGTATGAAACTGCTAAATTATTCAGTTGATGAAATAGCAAAAGCGTTCCACCTGGATATCCAAAAACTTGAGATTGATTATAATGTTCCACGTGGAACAAACCACATTTTAACGAAAGAAGAAACTGAATATTTGAAACATGACGTACAGATTATGTCTTTAGCACTTGATCGGATTTTTAAAATGGGCTTTGAAAAATTAACGCAGGGTAGTTGTGCATTAGAAGATTTCAAGAATATTATAGGAAAAAAGAGATTTAGAACATTATTCCCCGAGCCGAATTATGATAAAGATATTCGTAAGGCTTATAAAGGCGGGTTTACCTACTTGAATCCGATATACGCTGATAAAGATGTGGGTGAAGGTAATGTATTTGATGTAAATAGTCTGTATCCATCCCGTATGTATTATTGTGATTTGCCCTGGGGTGAGCCGAAATTTTATGATGGTAAGTATGTTGAAGATTTAGAGCGCCCTTTATACATTCAGTTGTTTAAATGTGAATTTGAGTTAAAAGAGGGTTATCTACCGACAATTCAATTAAAAGGAAATAGTAGATTTGTGCAAACTGAATATGTAACATCGAGTAACGGAGATATTGTCCCGCTTTGTTTAACGAATGTTGATTTTGAGTTGTTTTTAAAACACTACAATGTTTATAACCTAGAATATATTCGTGGATGGAAGTTTCGTGCATCAAAAGATTTGTTTAAAAAGTACATTGATAAATGGATGCAGGAAAAAATAAAAGCGGGGAAAGAACACAATCCAACTATGCGTAATTGGTCGAAAATCATGCTAAATTCTTTATATGGCAAATTCGCGCTTGACCCTATCTGTGCTAAAAAACACCCGTATCTTGATAAAGGAATAGTTAAATACAGAACTTCCCCACCGGAGACAAGAGAAGCGTTGTATCTTCCGGTAGGTGCTTTTATAACCGCGTACGCGCGCAGATACACAATTGAAACCAGTCAGAAAATAAAAGAATACAGCATAGAAAAATACGGTAAAGACATGTACATTTACAGCGATACGGATAGTATTCATACAACTTTACCAGTAGAAGATATTAAAAAATTCATCGAAATAGATGATTATAAGCTCGGTGCATGGGCGCACGAAAGTCATTTTACAAGGGCGCGATTTTTAAGACCGAAAACGTACATTGAAGAAATAGACGGTAAATTACATGTTACCTGTGCGGGTTTACCGGATAAAGGGAAAGAGCAGGTTACATGGGAGAATTTTCACCCATGCGCAACGTACACAGGGAAACTCATGCCAGTGCATGTTGATGGTGGAATTGTCTTAGTTGATAAAGAGTTTAATATAAGGGGGTAAATTTTATATGTGCAACAATTTCATTGATAAGTATTCCGATTTGAAAAGGGCCTATGTAAATTTGATGAAAGATAGTAAAAGAATCTATGAAGAAAATGATATCATGGAGCGTAAATATAATGAGATGTGTGGTTTATATGATGAAATTAGTTTGAAACTCGCAAAAGCAATTATTAAAATCAATCGACTTGAAAGTGAAAACAAAGAGTTAAAAAGAAATCTTGAGGAATTATGCAAAGAAAAATGTTCGCTTTGCGAAACCAATTTAAAATATATGAATGGATGGAGATTAGAAAAATGAAAGAATTTTATCAAAAGCTGTTTGAATCAATTATCCATATTTGAACAACAAAAATCCATGGCATAATTTGTAAATTACAGGTATGATTATAATAGGATTTACAGGAAATGTAAATACTATTTACAGCGGAGTGCAACGGGTGAAACCGACCGTCTGTAACATCGGGCCTTGCAAGCTATAATATTTCTGCCTGTAAATCCTGTTGAGGTGATTTAATGTACTACGATATAAATAATACGTTATCGTACAACGCACTTTTTAATATTGTGCTTGGTGGTCGTGGAATTGGTAAATCATACCAATGGAAAATCAAAGCGGTGCGGGACTTTCTTAAAAAAGGTAAACAGTTCGGATATATTCGTAGATATAAAGACGAGCTGCTAAAAACCGCAGACAAGTATTTTAATGACATTATTAAAAATCAAGTTTTTCCGGATACGAAAATAGAGTATGACGGGGGCCAATGGTACATTAACGAAGAATTAGCCGGATACACTTTTGCGTTGACAAAGGCAAGTGATTATAAATCAAGTGCTTTTCCCGATATTTCAAATTTGATTTTTGAAGAATTTATTATAGATAAACCGCATTCATCTTATTTGCGCAATGAGCCTTTCCTTTTATTCGATTTGTACGATACAATAGCCCGAATGCGAGACGATGTTATCTTATTTATGCTTGGCAACGCAATTTCAATGGCTAATCCATATTTTATACAATGGGATTTATCACTGCCGAAAAATAAAAATGCAGTTGTAAGAGATAACATACTTTTACAGGTAGTTCCGACAAGCGCGGAATTTAAAAGAGCGAAAGAAAATACAAGGTTTGGTCAAATGTCCCGTGCTCTCGGTTATGCAGATTATTCTGTTGATAATAAATTCTATTTGGATGATGAAGCACAGATAATGAAAAAAGGGAAAAACACGCGGTTTTATTTTACTCTTGTTTGGAGGGACAAAAAATACGGCGTGTGGTTTGATTACGACACAGGGATGACAATTATATCATACGACTACGACCCTTACAATACAATGGTTTTCACACCAGACAAAGAAAGCATAAATAAATCCATTCAGTATGTAAAGCAGTACGAAAGGCACCCGTTTTTCAGAAGAATAAAAGAAGCATTAGAAACGGGTACACTTGCTTACGAAAATGAAAAAATTCAGCATGAAATTAAAAGCATGTTGAAAATAATTATTTAAAAGGAGAAAAACAATGGCTTACACAACTTGGATTACGGCTAACCCACTTGTAAATGTTACACAGGTTTTCGGGGGTTCTCATCGCGGTAAAGACTGGAACACGCGGGATGCTTCCGGGGTAATGGGTGACACGATGGTGCGGGCGATTGGTGACGGTGAAGTTGTACGTAGCGAATACGGCACGGGTGGAAACTGGTCGTGGGGAAATTTCATTGCGATTTACTATCCGGCTCTTAACCGCACTGTGCTGACTGCGCACCATGCAGACCGCCTTGTTAAAGTTGGCGATACGGTTGAAGCCGGAACACCTATCGGCAATTTTGGAATGACGGGCAACACTACTGGGCCGCACTGTCATGAAGAATGGCATGTTGGCCGGGGTATTACAAATAATCTTGTAACGCCTGATGATGGTTTTCCGAATATCGTTGGGAGATATGATATTGAATATGGAGGAGGTGAGACACCTATGCCCGCAGAATATACAGCAAATATTCTAATTGTTGTCTTTGCCGAAAATGGTCATACCATTAACAGCCCCGCGAGTAATGACCCCGAAAACTATGTGTATTTTGGAAACAAGCGCAAGTTCCGCGTGATGGCTGACAATCTTGATAAAGTCCAAGAGTTCGGAAGCTGGAATTACTGGCAGGATATTACAGATGTAGCGGTTCTTAAAATCTTTAATAAAGATTTGAGTGATCTTCCCAATGTGTGAAAAATTGAAAGCACTTTATATTGAAAGTTACTATAACTATCAAAAAGCAAGTGCCAAAGAAGTAGGAATTATGTACGGGATTTTTCTAGGGGTAAGAAAATGCTGTAATATTTTGTACTCACAAAAGACTGTTGCAGATTTCCAAATTTTAGCAAATGAATTTGCTAATAAAAGGGCGTGAGAAAATGGATTACACAGTAATGACACAGATAGTTAGTACGCTCGGATTTCCGATTGTAATGTGTGGCGTTCTTGTTTGGCTGAATGTCAAACAGATGAACGCGCATGCGGAAAGTGAAGAAAATTTTACAAATGCTCTTGCGGATAATACGAAAGCGTACATTGAATTGAAAGACGCTATTTCAAACTTGAAAGTGAAAGGAGAAAACTAAAAATGAAACTTAGCGAAGCCCGTGAATTTATTGACCGTCTTTACAATAGTGAGGGCGGCATGACGGACGATATGCGCGAAGATTTGCGCAGGTTGCACGATAGTGAAGATGAGCAAGAGGGAATGGAACGTTACTGGAAAGAAATTTCCGATAAAATGGACGGAATTTCCAATGCGTTTAGGGATTTTAAGCGCGACTATGTTACCCGCGTCTTGACTGGCCGTGATGCTGTTAGAAAGCACGTTGAAGATTTGAAAGATGATGATTTCGACGACATCAAAGACGAAACGGAAAAAATTAAATCCATTTTTAATGAGGAGGTAATTGAAAAATGAAAAGCGCAAAAGTTTTGACAAGTGTAACCAATAATACACCGCAGATTTTAACGGCGCTTCGCGCGCAGATGGTTGAGGAAAATCCCAGCTTTGAAAACAGGCTCCCACAGGTTACGCAAGATAATATTCGGGAATTTGGTACGGCGGTGCTTGATTATCAGCCCACGCAGAACGCTTTTGTAGATACACTTGTAAATCTTATCGGGCGCGTATGGATTACGTATCGTTTGTTCACTAACCCTATGCGGGTACTTAAAAAAGGTATTCTTGAGTACGGCGATACGGTAGAACTTGTTTACACCAACCTTGCAAAGGCGCACCAGTTTGACCCTGCACAGGCTGAAGAAGAATGGATGAAGCGTGAAATTCCTGACGTAAATACCGCTTTTGCAAAACTCAACTATCAGGTATTTTATAAGCAGACTATTTCTGATGATATGTTGCGCCAAGCGTTTATGTCGTGGCAGGGCCTTAGCGATTTTATCAGTTCTGTTTTCAATGCAATGTACACGGGTGCAGAACTGGACGAATTTACTACCATGAAAAATCTGCTCGCGCAGTATGGCACGGCTGGTAAGTTCGCGGTTGAAGTAATTGACGAAGTAACGGATAACACTTCCGCGCACATGGCCCTTGCGAAAATGAAAGCTGTTTCTAACAAGATGGCTTTTATGCGCTCGGATTACAATAGCCTTGGTGTCCTTACTGCAACACCGAAAGAAAAACAGGTTCTTATCATTGATGCAGACACCGATGCATATTTGGCAGTGCTTGGTTATAGCACCCTGTTTAATCTGGAACCCGCTAAAGTTCAGTACCGTGTTATTGTTGTGGATGAAATTCCCATTCAGGATACGCACGCGATTCTGATTGATGAAGATTTCTACGCAGTGTGGGATGCTTTGCAGAAATTTACCCGCGATATGAACGGGCAGGGCCTGTACTGGCAGTATTGGGCACACTATTGGAGGATCATGGCCGTGTGCCCGTTTGCGAATGCGGTTGCGTTTGTTACGACTGCTCCCACAATTACAGAAATTGCTGTGACACCCTCGACAACGAATTACGCACAAGATACTGGGACTCAAATGAATGTTAGTGTTACTGGAACGGGACTGTATCCGCAGGGGGTGACGTGGAGTATCAGTGGAAATACCGATACAACCACAAATATTGCGCGGGATGGCTATTTGTATTTCGGTAAAGCAGAAACGGGCACAATTACTATTACGGCTACTTCTGTTTTCGATAAATCCAAAACTGGCACAGCAACCGCAACTAAAGGATAAATGCTTATAGCCGGGCGGTGTTATCCGCCCGGCGAATATAAAAGGAGAAGAAAATGGCAATAAATCCCAACACAACAATTTATCTATGTGCAGGCATACCATGGGGGAATGACTATGCGCATGTTAGATTGTTCCAGAATATGGAAGAACGTCTTTCTTTTCTTTCCACAAAAATTGTTGCAACGCTTGACGGTGCAACTTATCAGCGAGACGATAAATTTGTTTCGTTTCCTGCCAATTATGAAACGATTGCAAACTGCAATTATATGTATTACCGAAATAATAATCGGTGGTATTTCAACTTTATCACGGATATTCGTTTCCAGAATGAAAATAAAAGTGACGTGTATTTTGAACAGGATGTTTTCCAAACATGGTTTGCAGATGATACTTTAAAAATATCTTTTGTTGAGCGTGAGCACACAAACGATGATACATTTGGAAGTAACCTTGTGCCGGAGAATCTGGAAACAGGGGAATACGTTTACAACCAGAATATTACAAGCGGTTATGGCACTGTTTATGATTTCACACCCGGCATTATCATTGCCGTTTCAGAGCGCTTGGACGGTGTAGCAACTTCGAGTTTACTCGATAACACATTTACTGGGTTGTCTTATTACTACGCGAAAAAAGAACGAGTAGACAAGGCTATATCTATGGTTGATGAGTATGCAAAAAGTGGCAAGGGTGATGCCATTGTGTCTATGTTTATGTATCCGCTTGAACTTCTTAACATTTTCCCTGCTTCCCCGTCTTATGGTTGGGTGTCGGGTATGGGGTCAGAAAGAATTTACGGAAACAAACTGCTAAACGTTTTCGCTCCACTTGATGGTTACACACCTAAAAATAACAAATTGTACACATACCCGTACAGGGCCTTAGAATTGTATGGCTCTGGTGCAAGCGGCAAAGAATACCGTTACGAATTTTTTGACTTTGAAGCACAAGAGCCGAATGGTCCTTTTGTACTGTTCAGTTCTCTCGGCGGTTCAGCTCCTATCGTATGTACACCACTGAATTACAAGGGGCTTAACATCTCACTTGATGAATCGTTGACAATGCCCGCTTTCCCTGTTTGTTCGTGGATAAACGACACCTTTAAAAACTGGTATGCGCAGAATCAAATGGGAATGAATTTAAATGCTTTAACAACAATTGTTGGCGGTTCGGTTGGTGCAGGTGCCGGAGTTTTCACCGGGGATTTTTCCGGGGCAGTTGAAAGTGTTGTAGGTGCGGCGACTAAAATTGCTAATACGCTTGTAACAATCGAAGAACATAAGATAATCCCCGATAGTGCGAGGGGCAATACAGCTTCTTCAAATTCTTTCTTTGCAAATGGGCAATGGTATTTTTACATGTTCCCTAAATGCGTGCGGTACGAATATGCAAAACGCATTGACGATTATTTTACCATGTACGGTTACAAAACCCTGCAAACAAAAGTGCCTAACTTGTATGGCCGACGTTCTTGGAATTTTGTGAAGTGTACAGAAGCTAATTTAATAGACAGTATTCCTGTTGTAGCACACAATCGAATTAAACAGGCATTTGAAACTGGTGTTACTTTTTGGCATACAAACGATATCAAAAATTATGGTCTTGATAATTCTATTGTTTAAGGAGGTGCAATAATGGCAAGAAAAGGAATAGGTGGTAGAGATTTTCAGTTTTTCGACACTCTAGCTTTGAACAATATAACTTACAATGAATATACAATCCGATTGCTCAACATTGCACTAGCTCGCTTTAAATGGGAAAATGTGCCAAAAGGGATTGACATCCGTTATCTCGAACTAATGCTCATTACACAAGGTTCAGCGCTGGTTTTTTATGAAGATAGTTTGGAACAGTTTTTTGGGTTAGGGGTTGCGTATACAGGCCCGCTCAACTGGTACGGAGTACCGTCTGAACGAAGCGCAATTGCCGCAAATGGTACACCTTTTAGAATGTTGGATAAAACAAATAGCGTGTTAATTTTTAATAACATGGCAAGAACTGGTGATGCTTACATTATAAATGAGTATGCACGTAAGCTATATGAAGTTCAGCGCAATGCAGAGACGAATGCAAATTTACAAAAGTTTTCGGCTTTCATTGCGTGCAACGAAAAAGAAAGATTGTCGCTTAAAAACCTAATTATGAAGTTGGACGGCGGTCAACCGTTTATTTACGGTGATAAGTCCTTGAATCTTGACAGCATAAAGCCGATTAACCTAGATATCCCGTTTATTGCACGCGATTTGCTCTCCGTGAAAACGGAAATTTATAACGAAGCGTTGACAAGCCTTGGTGTTGTTTCAGCTTTCACAGATAAACGGGAAAGGCTTGTTGCAAATGAAGCCGCCGCCCCGTTTGGTTCGCTCGAAATGATACGTGAATCTTACCTGTATGAACGAAAACAGGCGTGCGAAAAAATAAATGAAATGTTTGGCACTAACATAAGCGTAGAGTTTAATTCTGAAATTCCAATTGTGCCGGAAATGGGCGGTGATATTGAAAATGAGTAGTTACACCGTTGAGTTAAGACAACTTATTCAAAATGGTTATGACATAGGGCTAAAGGACTATCCTATTTTTGATGAAAGTTACCGTGAAACGCTTAACAATAAAATTATAATGCATTACTGGATGAGGGAAATAGGAGCGGAAACGGCAGGTCTTTTTAAACTTTATCTTAACCGCACAATGAGCGAAATAATGCCGTACTACAACCAACTTTACAAAAGCGCACAGATTGATTTTGACCCTCTAAACGCTTACAATTACTCCGAAACAAACATGGAATTTGAAAACGTTGAAAGTGACGGTACCCGCACTGACACGGCAGACGGAAAAAGTCTTTATAGCGACACACCCCAAGGACTTCTTGAAAATGGTGCCATTGCTGATGAAAAATATTTAACGTCTGCAACTTTGAACGATTCTTCGGCATCTTCCACGGCAAATAATTTACAGAAACGTGACCGAAATTTTGAGAAGAAAGTGCGCGGGAATATGTATCATAATTTGAGCGAATTGCTGAAAGACTACCGGGAAACATTTTTGAATATCGACATGGAAATTATCAATAACCCGGAAATACAAAACTGCTTTATGAAACTGTACTAAAGGAGGTGAATAATATGGATTTTCTAAATGTGGTCCGATGCTGTACTCCCGCTTTGCCGTCTGCTTATGCGGATGCGCTATCCTATTATGATGCACTGTGTAAATTACAGGGAGCCATCAATGAAGTTATTCAAACCCTTAACACTTATACACCAGTGACGGAAGATTGGGTAAAGGATTATGTTGCAAGCCAACTAAATAATATCATAACAGATATTGAAGATTTTGAAAATTCTGTTGATGGTAAAATCACTGATTTGGAAAATCAATATGCGCAATTTACGCAGGAAATAAACAACAGAATTCTTGAAATTATAGAAACGGTTAATAACAATAACCAAATATTCTATAACTATATCATCACAGTTGTTAACCAGAAATTGGAAGATGTAATTAATAGGTTAAGTGATGAAACGATTATTAACAATCCTGTATACAATAAAATGGACAGCTTGAAAAATACACTAAATATGATGTATGAGGGTATCCGACAAAGTGGCATTACAGCTTATGAATATGCAAACCTAGGACTTACAGCAACAAAATATAAGGCGTACAATGTTTCAGCTTTTAATTACGCAACAGCGGCCCGTTTTATTTGGCATAAACTTATTTATGGTGTATATTCTGCCATTACAGGGGTTTTCACTTCTGTACAACAGGCAATGAACGAACTAACGCAACAGCTTAGAACAAATGGTTTAACTGCAAACGAATATAAAGCGTTGAATTTAACCGCTACGGCTTATCTTGCAAAAGATTGGACGGCTTACATTTATTCTTGGAATTCAAAAACTTAAATAAAAGGAGATAAATTATTATGGCAAGCACAAATAAAACAACTACACTTGACCTTTCGCAATTCGTAGGAACTGACAAACCCGATTGGCTCACAGATTATAATGACGATATGGAAAAAATTGACACGTGGGCAACGACAACGGATTCTGATGTCACCGATGCAAATAACAAGGCAACGCAAGCCGTGAATACGGCCAATGCCGCGAGTACTGCCGCTAATGCCGCAACCACTGCCGCTAACAATGCCGTGACCGTTGCAAATAGTGTTATCAACGGTTGGGAGGGAATTACCCCAACCAATATTAACACTAAAATAACTGGAATGACCCGTACAATCCGCGGGAATGTACCCGCGGGAATCTTGTTTGTTTCTGCTTATTTTTACAAGGGTGACGGCGATTTTTCGTTAGCTGCAAATGAAACATTATTTACAATTCCTGCTAAATTCAAACCGGTATCCACTACATTGTATGGTGCTATCACTTTGAAAAATAATAGTGATAATTACACCATTTCTAATCTATCTATTGATGCAAGTGGCAATGTTAACTTGTGGTCTGGTTCTAGCACTATCACAGGAATTAAAGAGATGATTATAAATTCTATTGCTGTAATTCCTGTATAATAAAAAATGCCCGCCGAAAGGCGGGCTTTTTGTTATTCAAAATATGTGTCCCTTGGCTCTAAAACATAGTTGTTTGGATTTTTCCAGTATTCTTCCTCAACCCTCTTCAATGCTTCATCCCTGCTATTCGCTTCAATGTCAACAACTGTCTTGTGAATTTCTGTAATAGTAATTTTGTAGTTCATTCTCTATCACCCCTTTCACTGTCTATATTATAGCATGAATTGTTTTATTTGTATTTGCATAATCGTCTCTTTCTGTTTGTACTATTGTGTACTTTTGAGCCGGTGCTGGTGCTGGGCTGGGCTGGTGCAACATGCGGGCGGCAGCGTGCGCCACCGGGTGCCGGGCGTGGCGAGTACCGCACCGCGTGCGCATCCCGCTGCATTCGCCATTGCATTCGCCATACCGCGTGCGCCCTCTAGACCAGCTTCCAGTTTTTACCAGTTGCGTTTGCACTATCGTCCACGGTTTGTTTGCACTAACTCATTTGCACAATCGTCCACGGTTGGGGTATCCATTTGCACAATCGTCCACGTACTCTAGG